AATCAGTTTCCATCTATCCCCCTAACTGCTTTATGCAGCTTCTGTAGTATTCCCGCCGTACTGCGTAATTCCATTTGGTAAGTTTCAATTCTTCTTTTTGCATTTCCTCCAGGAATTCCACCGCTTCGATTCCAACACGCTTAATCAATCCAATCCGGTATTCTGCCTGATTACCGTTTAAATGCTGATTGCAGTATTTACACTGAGCCCAGACATTTAGCGGAGAAAAAGCCGTAACGGTCCTGGCCCTGCTTATGTAGTGCCCTCCGTCCATTTCTTTAATTAGCTCAACCTTTCCGCATGAAATACAACTCGCTACTTCGTCTCTGTGATTTCCATGCTCTATGCAGCATTCAATCCGTCGTAGCTTTTGAAACTCCTTTAGAGCGTCATTCTTACAACGCCCAACCGTCAAAGCCTTGTAGCGTTCGTAGGTTCTGTTCAATTGGTTAGCTCGTTTTTCTTCTGGTGTCTGTTTCACTTTGCCGCCTCAATTACGATTCCACCAACAACATCACGACCAAAAGTTACGCTAGGATCAGCAAATAGAACTATTTTCTGGCCTGGCCACTTTGAAGCATCTCGGCCAATCGCGTCGGCTAATGACTTGAGTTTTCCAATCGATAACCAGAGCAGCTTTTCAGTTCCTTGTAACTTCAGAAAATGAACCTCTTTTTCCGTCCTGCCTTTGGATGACTTGACGTTTTTCTGTTTAATCACACTCTGTATAACCACTGTTCGTCGCGTGCCTGGTTCCATGTCGATATAGCTCAAATGCTCTTTATTAGCACGAGCTACCCTTACCATGTCTTGATAGCTAATTTCATCCACATTGCACCCCGCTAAAATCGATCCCGAATAAATCACGTTTCTTCACTTTGGCTTTAATTGCGTCCACAGATTCAATGAATTTTGGTAACGCTTTAGATAATGCTTCGTGATACTTTTGGTCTGGGTATACCCGAAGCTCGAACGGTTCTAGCTCTGGATGCCATGCGTAGAAATCGCACCATAAAGCACCACTAATCCATAACTGGCCTTGTACCTGGGCCACATAAGCTGGCGGCATTACTCCTTGCAAGTGATACTCAATAAGCGTTTCAGCATCGGGGCACTTAATTTCTAACAATCCCTCGATAACGATCCTGTCATCGAAAATATCAAATCCGATAATTCCGTCTGGACTCATGCCCCATCTGTCAGAGTCTTTAGGCATTACGAATCCAACCTCGTTGACGTGTACGCCTCGTCTCTCGGCATAGTCTGATCTGGCGTATGGTTCCCGCTCGACTCCAATCATCATCGATTCCGTTTTGTACTTCGGCATAGATTCGACGCCTAAAGATTCCGCCGCTAATTTCACCGCATAGCTATGAGACTGCGCGGATAGCTTCATTGTTTTAGGTGTCAGTATCTTTCCGAACTGGCTGGCAGTTGCTCGCCCTCGCCGTATCTCTTCCCATTCTTCCGATCCTTGTTCGCATGTACTAATTTTCATTATTCAACCCTTTCCTTTTGCACGTATCGATATATTGGTTTTTGATGTCCTGATTTTTTTCCATATTGTTCTATTGCCATATGCTTGTCTTCATAAGCACACCATAAAGATCCGTCAGGTTGTTCGACAATGTACATGATTTTTTCAGGTGGAATCAGGTTTTGTAGTGAGTCTTCACCGTCGAGATACTCCTTTCCGTGCAAAGTGTATGTATTCAGACATTCATCACCTAATTCGTCAGTTGCAACTCCAACCAATGGGTACACATCCTTTAAATCGTTACAAATAATCCTTACATCTTGGCCATAGCCGTTTTTGTAAGTCTCTCCAACTTCCCAATTTTTAAACATCTGTCACCTCGTTCCATGATTCCTGAGCCGCTTTTAAATAATTCTGGTCGAATTCAATCGTCAATAGATTGCAACGACCTTCACTGTGTTGAATCCCAACTATTCCAACTTGCTCTGTTTTGCATTCGATGGCCTGTTTCAAAAAAACAAAGTCGCTACCGTCTTGTTCGAATACCAGGAGGTTACCCCAGCTTTTTTCGTGGTTGTATTTCATGATTGAGACCCCAATGGATATCGACCACGATGCAAACATCCGTCAGCGTTTTCTATCGGTTCGCCTTCGTGTAGTATCCCAGCAAAATTATCGGCCTCGTTGCATATCTCCGCGTAACCTGAAGGAAAACAAACACCAACTGGTTCATTTGAAATATCATCCACATACAACACTTCAGAACTAAAATCGCCAGTTACTCGCATCCGTTCTGTCTTGACTTCGGCAAGTCCCATAAAATGTAATGGTGTCTTGAATAACCGATATTTACCTGGTTCTGTTGGATGCTCCTCTGCGTAAACCGCATACATTTTTTCCACTTGGATTATGCTTTTAAGTTCATAACTTACATAATCGTATTCGTCGCCTATCTTTCTCATACAATCAACTCCAAATTTTTAACGTAGTCCTCTGCGATTTCGTCTAGCTTTTCAAATAGCATCATCGACCAACCATCTCGATAAATCGCTGTGCCTTTGCACTCGTATCTATCAACCGTGACGTGATGGATAATCAGGCTTGATGGTGAGCCGGGGTATCCAGTTTCGTTGTGCTTGCTGGGATATTCTGCTGGTTCGCCTTGGTCAATTTCGTACTCAACAGTAACGTCGAGAGTCACCTCTTCGTCTTCAAGCTCAACTGTTATTTCTTTAGTTTGCATCTGTTGCCTCCACGAATTTAACGATTTCGTAACAGTCAAACTTTTTAACAAAGTCTTCTGCCTCTTCCAGTGTGTTCCGTGTGCAAAACAAATTGCCGTTTGTGAATAACCCAAACACCTCTCGACGTCGTGGCATTAGGTCGAGTCTACAGCTAGAATAGAGGTCCACTTTTCCAAACACAGTCCACGACTGAGAACCCCAATTTTCTGACTTTACCGCTCCATGTATTGGATAATCCCCTCCAGCATCGGTTGCGTAAATCCTCACCATGCGCCCGTCTCTTGTCTTGTATTCTTTTCCGACTTCAAACATTTATTTCTCCTTTTGAAAAAAAAGCCCCGTTGACGATTTAACGCCCGTAATCGGGTTAGGATTACCGGGGCAAAAAACAGAAATTATCCGTTTCATTACTTCCGAGAACCACTCTCGGAGCGCGGCTGGAAGGATTCGAACCCTCGATTTAGCTACCATGTCGCTACATAAACTCACCATGAGTCAACCGCTATTCTAAACGTCTGAATATTCTCCTTATCAAAAGTGATCTAACAAAACTCAACACAAAGAAAACAATCGTTGACGCCGTGACAAAATACGCTGACACATCAAACATGATCCAGACAGCAACCCAGTTAATCACAGCACCTATCAGCATGTTTGCAATCGACTCGCTGATGTCTCTTTTAACCATTGTGGGATACTCTCTTTCTTTTTGAACTTTAATTCACTCTCAATCTGAATAGCCTTCCCCATATGCTTAACCAGTGACTCAAACATATTCTCGCATTGCAACGATTTACGCTCCAGATTCTTAATTACTCCGATCTCGCCCTCGTTGACAATGAGACTGACATTGACTGGCCTTTTCTGTCCAAATCTCCAACATCGCCTCACAGCTTGATAATGACTCTCGAATGAATGAGAAGGAAAGCTAATTACATTATTGCAATGCTGCCAGTTAAGCCCCCATGCTCCTATCTTTGGCTTTGTAATAAGCCGCTTAACTTCTCCATTAGAAAATGCGATTAGCGACTCTTCTTTTTGCTCATCGCTCATTCCGCCTTTAACCTGAATCGAGTCCTTTATCACCTTTTCTAGCATATCACCCTCGTCATTCAGTTCGCACCAAATTACTGAGTAATCATCTTTGCTATGAGCTATTTCTGCCGCCTTGTCACATCGCTCCACGATGCTGTTTCGCCTTTCCTGCCTTTGCTCGTTAAGATTGGTGGCTGGCAAAGCGAACAGCATACCGTCTCTAGTTTTTTCAGTCTTAACGACGTACTCCGTTTGAGTAAGCTCTGGCAGTTGAAAGCCTTTATCGTCAAATCCTAAGTCTGAAGGACGTTTACACGATCTAGACCAACCGCAAACCCATCTCCAGAAAGGCTCCTCGGCATGTCCTTTAAACCTGTATTTAGTCCTTCCCCATCCTCTAAAGTCCTTGCTCGTCTCCTGTTTAAAAAACGCCGTTAGCATATCCCTAAATCCGAGATATCCCAAAGCCTCAGAACTGGTCCCTAACTCCCAATAGTCATTAGGTGCGGCTGTAGCTGTGCAAAGCAATCTATATTTTAAAGTCCTGCAAAACTCAGTTACGACTTCTTTCCTTTCTCCTTTAAAGTTTTTAATCGCTGATGACTCATCACAAACAATACCACCAAAGTCATTCGGATTGAACTTATGTAACTGCTCGTAGTTAGTTACATAGATTTTCTTTTCTGTTGGTGCCATGCCGTCTCTATTGCGTTCTGCAGCTATGCCAAACTTATCAGCTTCTAAGACAGTTTGAGCACCAACAGCCAATGGAGTAACCAGGATAACTGGCTTGTTTGTATGACGAACGACGTTTTCCGCAAATGTTAATTGCTGAACCGTTTTACCTAGACCGCAATCCTCGAACAAAGCAGCTCGGCCATTTCTTACCGCCCATTCAACTAGCATCTTTTGAAAGTCAAATAAACAATCTGGCATAAAAACAGGTTCAAAACCCTGCTCTTTATTCCGCTTTGTCTTATCCGATAAGAATCTTTTGTAGTTTGGATTCATCCGAAAATTCCTCCTTGTGTTTCATTGACTTTCAAGGCTGTAGGAACATTCTTTTTTGCCTGGTTGAAATAAGACTCTTTAAGCTCACATCCGATACCACGTCGGCCCATTGCAACCGCTCCATAAACTTCAGAACCGACACCCATAAACGGAGTTGCGACGTTTTCGCCTGGATTAGTCCAGAGAGTACAGCACCTGTCGATAACGTCTAACTGCAATGGATGCATATGCCGCTCGTCTTTTTCGTCCTTGCCTTCTTTAAATGGCAAAGTCCTTTCAAGCCTGATATCGTCCCAGAAACAGGAAGCATATTGACGCCAGATCCAATGTGAATATCTGTTTTTAATCTGGTTCCCCTCATACCCTTTAAGATGACGAACTTCAGACGGAACCTCTCTTGAGCCTGCATACTCATGCAACCCTGTAGTATGCGTTACTGGGATTGGATTCTCACCTTTCTTTCGGAATGGTATTAAATAGTCACCGCCAGCAACATTGTTTTTAGTGCTGTCTTCTGTTATTTGACGATGTGTAAGAGCCTTTGCCATTGTCCTCGTTCGAACTGCCAAAGGTTCTTTCCAAATGCAAATTCTAGGAAGCATCTCGAATCCTAGCTTTTGATGGAGCCTGATAATATCACCAGGAAAGTCGGTGTACCCTCCAATGTTAGCTCCTTTCTTTGGAACATCCATGCAATGCACCGCACTGATTCTACCAGGTAAAAGAAGCCTGTTTGTTTGCTCGACGATGTAACCATAGTGCTCGAAAAACTCCTCGTAGCTACGAGCGTTTGTTAAATCCCTATCGCTCGAGCTGTAGTTATAAAGAGCACCGCCTCCCTCTGTTGCGAATGGTGGAGAGTAAATCCACATGTGAACTGATTCATCTGGAAGACTCTCGAAAACTTCAGCACTATCTCCATGATAAATTGCGTAATCGTCTGTTACCACTTGGTCGCTAATCATATTTTCCCTTTTTCTGATTCGTTTTGTTTTTTAATTCTGCAGAGCAAACATGGCATATAAACCATCCAGCCGCACTCGCTACATCGCTTCGGTTTAGAGCTAACACTAGGAGCTATAAACTGTCTTTTGGGCCTTTCAATTCCAATCTTATCCGCGATGCTCTGAACTGTTTTCCTGTCTACATTACACTCGCGGGAGATTACCGCGAATTTTCCACCTGATAACAGCTTAGTTACTATTTCAGCTCTTACCGACTCTGGCAACTGGCCTTCTCCTTTAGCCATCACGCATCTCCAATTTCTCGATTGCCTAGAATATCCCGATCCTGTGACTCGTCTGGTTCAACGACCTGCGTACTTGTGCAAATGTCGATGAATAACAGAAATAAAAATGATGCCATTGCAAATATCAAATAATTCATTTCACAGCCTTTCCGTTTTCTACCTTCAGTTCGCCTCGAAGAACCTTAACTTCTTTTGGTGCCTCGATTGCGAGCCAAACCTGACCGCCTTTAATCTTTGTAATCGTCAGCTTGATATCGTTACCGATAGAAAGCGTCTGGAATCGTTTGCGTGTTAAAACTAGCATTTCCTTAAACTCCATAAAAAAACCGTTTGGCGTTCTGACATGCCAAACGGTTTCCACCTGTTAAGGTTTTTGAATTGTTTGTGTCAGAACTTATAAAAGCTGGGAAATCCCTTTCTCCACGGAAGGAAATCGGATCCGTCCCCGCTTGCTTGATTACTACCTTAATCGACCTGATGCCGTCTTGGCAATACCACTTTCTAAAATTTCTTAAAAGTTTTTTTCCAATCCCTAAAAGCCTTTGAACGTTCAAGAGTTGTTTCGATTACTTCGGTTGCGTTTGGTTGCTGCCGTAAGTATGCGTCTAGCTCTGGTTTGATTTTGATTGCTCTAGGCACTTTAACCGTTCCATCTGGGGATGGTTTTCGGCCAGCACCTTCACGCGCTCCGCCTCTGTTCTCGACCTTCTTTTTTTTTGCCATTCTATCCTTTCGTGATAAGTTGAAAAATGATTTCGGTTTACAAAATGATTGGCAGCGTGATTGCCGCCAGTGAAAGCAGGATGAACGCGATTTCTAAAACTGTTTTGATTCGTTCGTGACCCATTCGTCACCCTCCGCTTTATTGATTGCTTTTTGAAAAGCCTCACGCATCTTGCTAAGTGCTATATCCTCTTCTAAATATTCGAAATGCACTTCGTCGTTTGGTCCCCACAGCGTTTCTATTCGCATTGCTGCTTTACACGCCTCCAGTAATTCTGGTGCTGCTGCGATTAGTCGGGCGTTGGCTTCGTCTGTCAATTCGACTGACTTTGGTAGCTCTCCATTCCCGCGAGTCGTGCCAATGTACGTCCCACCAACCAACGGCCCACGGTCTGAATAAATGTCAAACCGTCGTGAAACTTTCCACGGTCCTTCTGTGTGGTCACTCATTCGTCACCTCCGTCTTTCTTTTCCAGTGTTCTCAAATGCTCGGCTAATTCATCGACCCATTCCACTGGGATAATGTATTTACCCCGTCTGCATCGCTCTATCGCTTCGAGGATATCATCCGCACGATTCTCAACCCAAAACTTATGCGGCATGATTCCTGATTGTGGGGCTATCTTTCTCGGACGATGATACACCCCTCGATCCTCACTCATGCTCACCTTCCGCTTTCTTTGTTGATATTCTGGCTGTGACCCATCCGCCACTGTGGATTTCAATCTGTTCGATTTGCTCTCGTTTTTCGATTTTGAAACATTGATTCATCGCTTCGATAAGACCCATATCCTCGAACGATACTGTCGAAGATAACCCAGATCCTTGTTCCTTGATTTTTGGGTTGAGTAAGACTTTCATTTCACCACCTTAATTTTATTGATAAAGCTCGCCATTGATACGCCAAGCTCCGCCCCAAGCTCTTTGCATATCTCTTCAACGGTCATCTCGACTGCTGGTGCTGTCTGTTCTGTGTGGTCCTCTGCGGTCAATTCTTTGCCGTTTAGATACCATTCTTTGTAACCGTTCGCCTCCTCGATTGCAGGCCCGTCGTCTCGATGGCGATTGCCGTTTAAGTACCACGCTTTGTCACCGTCTGCATACTCAACCGCTGGT